TCCTCAAGTTGCCAGATGATCATCCGCACACAAACGGAAGGCACTGTACAACTTGTGGAGAGTTTAAAACAGCTAATTGTTATACGCTAGAGCGAGATGTTCGATGTGTTGGTGGTGTGGCAATGCGTTCAAAATGCAAACCATGCGATGAACATAGAAAATGGAAATCTTTTATTCAACGTACTTATGGTATAACTGCCGATGAGTATTATGATATACTAAAAGACCAAGATGGTAAGTGTTCTATTTGTGAATCTGAAGAAGTAAATAATTCTAGAATCTCAAGTGGTAAATTATTCATCGACCATTGTCATGAAACTGGTAAAGTTCGTGGTCTTCTCTGCTCTAAATGTAATCATGCAATTGGCTTACTAAACGATGACGTTGATCTGCTTCAAAAAGCTATCGTGTATTTAAACAACTCTTAACAAAGGAAATCTAAAATGGCTCAAGTCCAATCTCTCCATAATCGCGCCTTCGTGGTCGAAAAAGACGTGTCGCTTGCCGCTTCGTCTGCAACCACTGTTGGTATCTCTGTCGCTGCCGGTTCGCTGGTGCTGGCTGTAGGCTTTGAACCCTACGTTACCGTCCCTGACGTTACCACCTACACAATGGACATCACTGATGGTACCACTGTGTTCGCTAACGATATCAGCTTTGACAACACCGCTGCTGGCGTTATCAAAATCGGTACCACTGCTGGTGTTGTCGCTGCTGCTGACACCATTGATGTTGTGACCACGATTTCGGGTAGCCCCGGCATCATCACTGGTCGCGTGTTTGCTGTGATCGTTCCAGTTGAAAAAGGCTGGACTGCTCCCGGCGTTGCTGACCGCGATCAACTCGCCTAATAGCAAGTAAATAGGAAGACTCCTCACAAGGGGGTCTTCTTTTCTTTATTCACAAACGGCAACTATGTCATCAACCTACCTGTCTCTTACGAATGAATTGCTACGCCGCCTTAACGAAGTTGAGCTTGATGCTACAACCTTCGATGGCGCACGCAATGTCCAAGCGCTTGCTAAGGACTCCATCAATTCATCCGTAAGGGAGATGCTTCATTCTGCACAAGAATGGCCTTTCACCATTATGACTTATTCACAGACTCTCACCATTGGTGAAGGGTCTTATTCCTTTCCGTCTGACATGAGCAGCGTTGATTGGGAAAGCTTCTACATTAAGAAGCTTAATGACAGCAATGAACCCGGCAAGCTGCCAGTGATTTCATATGCTGAGTATGTTGACAAGCATCGCGGTCAAGACGAGACAGTTGGCACTGGTGGCTATGGTCCTACCAGCGTTGTCTACATGACGCAAGAGTCTAAGTTTGGTGTGTCTCCATCACCAGATCAAGCGTATGTCATTGAGTATAAGTATTGGAAGTTTCCAGCTTCGCTTACACTGAACACTGATACCTGCATCATTCCAGAACGATTCAACAATGTCATCATTGATGGAGCTATGATGTTCATGATGCTGTTCCGCAGCAATGAGCAAAGCGCTGCCATTCACAAAGACAAGTATGAGCAAGGCATTAAGACCATGCGCCGCTTGTTGATGGATGAGCCTTTGTATATGCGATCAACAATGATTGTAAAGCCAGCCACCTCATTTAGGGTGTTGAATGGCTGATAAGATTCAGGCATACAAAGTAAGTTGCTTGGGTGGGCTAGATACCAATAAGGATATGCTTGCTCAGGGTGAGGTGTATCCCGGTAGCGGTCTTCAGCTTATCAACTATGAACCATCAATCACTGGTGGGTATCGGCGCATTGGTGGCTATGCTAATTCATATGGCACTGTCACTGGTGAAGGCTCTGTGCTTGGCGTCAACATTTCTGAGAACATTAATGATGGTATCTTTGCTTGCCGCAAACCTATTTCTCCAGCGACTGCGTATTTCTATCGTTGGAATACTTCTACGTCTGCATGGGTTGCTATCACCACTCCTGTCGATGTAACAATGGTTGGTGTCAAGAAGGTTCGTTTTGAGAACCTGTCTTGGGGTGTTGATAAGATGGCAATGGCTGACGGCATTAACCGTGCTGCCATCTATGACGGCACTACATATACACAGCTAGCATCACCAGCACCGGCAGCACCTAAGTTTGTAACTCATTTCGCTAATCATTTATTCTTGGCTGGTGACTCTTCTGAACCATACAACTTGTACTTCTCTGCACCGCTTGCAGAAACTGACTTCACTCCAGCCAATGGCGCTGGTGTCATCAATGTTGGTTTCCCTATCGTGCAGATTAAAAGCTTTCGTGAATCGTTGTATATCTTCGGTAAGAACAATATCAATCGCCTCTCTGGTTCAAGCATTGCTGACTTCAGGATTGAAGAAGTCACTAGCAACTTGGGCTGTGTTGCTTCTGATAGTGTTGTTGAGATTGCTGGTAATCTAATCTTCTTGAGCAACGATGGCTTCCGTCCTATTTCTGGCACAGCGCGGATTGGTGACGTTGAACTGGAAACAATCTCTAAGCAGATTCAAAGTACTGTTGTCTCCATTGTAGATGAACTGGTGCTTGGCAGTATCGATACTGAAACCATCAGCATGATTGTGTATAACAAGAAGAGTCAGTTTAGATTCATGCTTCCAACCGAAGGCTTGTTTGGCTTTCTTGGCGGCATTCGTAAGACTGATCGTGGCAGTGCCTTTGAGTATAGCTTGTTGTTTGATGTTGTAGCCTCATGTGCTACCAGCGGTTATATTGGCTTTGAAGAAATCATTCTTCATGGTGCGTCTAACGGTAAGGTTTATAAGCAAGAGACTGGTAGTAGCTTTGATGGCCGTGACATCTTAAGCATCTATCAAACGCCATACTACTACATGGAAGACCCTACGATTCGTAAGAACTTCTATAACCTTACCACCTTCTTGCGTAGTGAAGGAAACACTAACATTGTGTTCTCGGTGTCTTATGACTTTGAGGACAGCGTTGGAGTTTTTAATCCTTCCAACTATGATATAACAACAACTGGTGCTGCTGCGTATTATAATACTGCTATATATGATAGTGGCGTTACATATGACGGCAATCCTTCACCAGTGGTCAAGACAAACATTTCGGGTTCTGGTTTCTCTGTTTCATTTAAGTATGTTACCAATGATACAAACGCCAGTCATAACATTCAAGGTATGGTCTTGAACTTTTCATTTAACGACAGGAGATAATCTTGGCTGGATATCAAAGACAATCTGCTGCCGACATCGTGCCAACCGCCGTTGTCCGTGCAGCCCCAATCAATAACGAACTTAACGCTCTGCGTGATGCCTTCCTGCTGGCTGGTGGTCATCGCCACGATGGCAGTGCTACTGAGGGCGCTCATGTTCCTCTGATTGCTGACGCTGATGCGCTGAACAAGGTTGTTGTCGATACCACCAACAATCGCGTTGGCGTCTTTGTTGAGGTTGGTGCTGCTGCTGTTGAGCAGGTGCGCGTACAAGATGGTGCCATTGTTCCTGTCACTACCAATGATATCGATCTTGGCACTAACTCGCTGAAGTTTAAAGACTTGCAAATCAGTGGAACTGCCACTGTTGCTGGTCTTGTTGCCACCACTGCTGACATCAACGGTGGCACTATTGATGCTGCTGTTATTGGTGCAACTACACCAGCGGCTGCAACCGTTACTAGCTTTGTTGCTGCTACCGCTGACATTAATGGCGGTACTGTTGACGCTGCTGTTATCGGTGCATCCAGCCCTGCTGCTGCCACTGTCACCAACCTCACTGTTAATACCGCAGCGGTTATTGCTTCTGCCGACATTAACGGTGGCACTATCGATGCCACTACAATTGGTGCGTCTATACCAGCAGCTGCCACTCTCACCAACCTCACTGTTAACACCGCTGCAACCATTGCGTCTGCTGACATCAATGCTGGTACTATTGATGGTGCAGTGATTGGTGGTTCTTCTGCTCAAGCCATCACAGGTACAACCATCACAGCCTCTACCGGCTTTGTTGGTGGTCTGACAGGTGCTGTCACCGGCAACACCGCTGGTACGCACACTGGTCCTGTTATTGGCGCTGTCACTGGTGATGTCACTGGTAACATCTCAGCAGCTTCTGGCACTTCGACATTCAACGATGTCACCATCAATGGTGGCTTGAACATGAACGCTGGCACTGCTGCCACCATCACCAATTTGACAGCACCCACCAACTCAGGTGATGCTGCTACCAAAGGCTATGTTGATACTGCCAATGCACTTAAACTGAATCTGTCTGGTGGCACCATGTCTGGTGCAATTGCTATGGGCACTAACAAGATCACTGGTCTTGGTACTCCTACATCGACAGCAGATGCTGCCACCAAAGGATATGTTGACACTGCTGTCAGCAACCTGATTGATACAGCACCCGGTACACTCGACACACTGAATGAACTTGCTGCTGCTCTTGGTGATGACCCCAACTTTGCCACCACTGTAACAAACTCCATTGCTACTAAACTTGCATTGGCTGGTGGTACTATGTCTGGTGCCATTGCTATGGGCACCAACAAGATTACAGGCTTGGGCAACCCAACGCTGTCACAAGATGCTGCCACCAAGACCTACGTTGACACTGCTGACGCACTGAAGCTCAACTTGTCTGGTGGCACCATGTCTGGCGCTATTGCAATGGGCACTAGTAAGATCACTGGCTTGGGCGACCCAACAGCAAACCAAGACGCTGCCACTAAGACATATGTTGACACTGCCGATGCACTGAAGCTGTCTCTTACTGGCGGCACTATGTCTGGTGCCATTGCAATGGGCACTAGTAAGATTACGGGTCTTGGCGACCCGACAGCAAATCAAGATGCTGCGACAAAGAACTACATTGATGTGTTGTTTGGTTCGACAACATCCGCTGCTGCTTCTGCCGCTGCTGCTGCCATCTCTGCTGGCAATGCTGCCACCTCTGAAGGCAATGCCGCCACTTCCGCTAGCAATGCATCCACCTCTGCTGGTGCTGCGTCCACTAGCGCTGCTGCCGCTGCTGCCAGCTATGACAGCTTTGATGACCGTTATCTTGGTCCTAAGTCTTCTGCTCCATCACTGGACAATGACGGTAATGCTTTACTGATTGGTGCTTTGTATTTCAGTACAAGTCTAAATCAGATGCAGGTTTATGACGGAAGCGTGTTTCAGTCTGTTGGTTCTACAGTGAACGGCACTAGCCAGCGATATCGTTACATTGCCACTGCTGCTCAAACAACATTCACTGGTGTTGACAGCAACACCAATACATTGTCATATGACTCTGGTTATATCGATGTGTATCTGAATGGTGTTCGTCTTGATCAAACAGACTACACAGCCAACAATGGAACTTCTGTTGTTCTTGCTTCAGGCGCTGCTGTTAATGATGAGTTGAACATTGTTACCTATGGCAACTTTGAGCTTGCTGATCATTACAATAAGACAGACGCTGACTCACGCTTTGTTAATGTAACAGGTGATGAAACAATTGCTGGTATTAAAACATTCTCTTCTACTATTGTCGGTAGTGTGAATGGCAATGCTGCCACAGCAACCAATGTTGCTTACAGCGGTTTGACAGGGACGGTGCCGACATGGAATCAAGATACTACTGGTAATGCGGCAACTGTCACCACAAACGCCAACCTCACTGGCGGTGTAACATCTGTAGGGAACGCTGCTACTGTTGTAACTAATGCCAACCTCACTGGTGATGTAACATCTGTTGGTAATGCAACAACACTGGCAAACACTACCGTAACCGCTGGCTCATATACTTTTTCTAGCATTACAGTAGATTCAAAAGGTCGGTTGACCGCTGCATCAAGTGGGTCTGCACCAGTTGCATTCCCTGCTGGCACAGCAATGATGTTTGTGCAAACTGCCGCACCTACGGGCTGGACAAAATCCACGGCGCACGACAACAAGGCGCTGCGCGTTGTTTCTGGTACGGTAACCACTGGGGGTTCTGCCGCGTTTACTACTGCGTTCGGTACACCGACAGTTTCTGGGTCTTTAAGCGGGACAGTGGGCGCAACTACGCTGTCAACGGCCGAGATTCCTAGCCACAACCACACGATACCAGCAAACGTAAATCTTAGTTATGGCGCAGGAGGCACAAGTGTTGGAGGTGTTAATAATCCAAACGGAGCTTCAACCTCAAATGCAACTGGCGGTGGCGGGTCGCACACCCACAGTTTCTCCGGTTCTCTCTCCGCTGCAACAGCCGCGATCAACGTTGCATACGTCGATGTCATCATCGCCACGAAAGACTGATAATGAAACTTGAACCTAAAGCCAACTGCCCACTTGACGGGTTCAAACCATGCCGTCAACTTGAGTGTGCGTGGTTTATGAAAGTGCGGGGCAACAACCCTAACACGGGCGAAGAGATTGATGATTACGGCTGTTCTATTGCGTGGCTTCCGGTATTAATGATTGAAAACAGCCAGCAGCAACGCCAGACGGGCGCGGCTGTTGAGTCGTTTCGTAACGAGATGGTTAAGTCCAATGAGACTTCGCAGCATGTCCTGATGGCAACTTTGCAACATGCTAATCCAGCAACAAAAGTTATTGAGGTGAAATGATGAGACTTACTATTATTCAAATTGACGGTTCTGTAGCTATTGACGGAGTAGGCTTCGGCGGGCTTGATCTTTCGTTTATGGACCCATCGGCGCATGCTGTTCAGTGGTACGACACACACGGTGAAATTGAAGTCAAAGACCCTGTAACGGGACGCATGGTGGCAAACGAAGTCATAACATCGATTGACGAATTCCAGCCAGCAATTAACGCATGGCAAGCAGCAAAAACTGCGGAAGAAGCAGCTATTGCGGCAGCTGTCATAGCAGCACAAGAAGCCAAAGAAGCCAAAGAAGCAGCTATTGCGGCAGCTGCTGTTGTTGCACAAGAGCAGCCAATATCCACATAGATCGAAGCACTTGAAGACAACACTATCTTCGTCAACGTATTTTCAGAAGGAAAGAACTAAATGAGTAACTCAAGAAATCTTGCAGACTTAGACATAGCTGCTGGTGGTTTGTTGCCATCTGCAAGTATGGCTGCGGGTGCTGCTGTAAGCAACATCGGATATACACCTGTTAATATTGCTGGTGATACGATGACTGGTGCGTTGACTGCCACAGGCTTCACTGGTCCTTTGACGGGTAATGCTGATACTGCTACTAATGTTGCGTATAGCGGCTTGACAGGAACAGTGCCAACGTGGAATCAAGATACCACCGGCAATGCTGCCACTACTACGACAAACGCCAACTTAACTGGTGATGTAACTTCAGTTGGAAATGCTACATCGATTGCCGCAGGCGTGATTGTCGATGCAGACATCAACGCCTCTGCTGCGATTGTGGACACCAAGCTGGCAACAATTTCTACGGCGGGAAAAGTCAGCAACTCAGCAACTACAGCAACCAATGCAAACACTGCATCAGCCATTGTTGCGCGTGATGCTTCAGGAAACTTTACCGCAGGCACTATCACCGCCGCTTTGACCGGAAACGCATCTGGTTCAGCAGCTACGTTTACCAGCACATCACAGAACTCGCAATTTAACTCTGTTGGTGTTGGTACGGCAGGTTCAGGCACTGCTGGCGAAATTCGCGCAACCAACAACATCACGGCCTACTACTCAGATGATC